TTCAGCTCTTGACTCGTTATAAATATAGTCCACGAACGTATATACATTAGTTTCATCTACTTCTATTTCCTCTTTACATTCTACCTTGCGAATGAACTCTCTAATAGTAATATTACTCGCCTTAGATTTGGTATAAGATCCATCCTTCTTAATAGGAGAGTTTGTTAGTGTTCGAAGTAGAGACAACGAGTGATTGTAGAACCATCTTGAAATACCAAACATTCTACTCAGTATTTTCTTCTGTTTTGAATCGGGAAAAATTCGAATCTTCATTGTTTTTAGTTGGGGTACTACTTTGGGTTCTGTTTTAATTGGAGTAGGGAGAAAATGTAAGTGATTCGTAGAACGAGCGAGTTTAACAGTTGTAGTGAACCAGGAATTTAGTGATTGAGAAGTGTTAATAGTAGAATTTAATCCTGTTAGATCTGATTCGATTGTATCTTCCTTTGTTGGTAACCATAGTTTCTTTGAGTTCTTTCCCGACTCTTTATTCCAGAACGGTTTTATATTCTTTTCTAGTTTAGTAGCTCCTTCGTGTAATATCCTTAACAGGTTGGATATTAGTATTTCCTTGTCTGTATTCATCTTCAAGGAGGAAATTTATTGTTGTATTCACACACCATGACACAGACTAATACTAATATCTTTGTTTCTTTAAGCTTTAATTAAACTGTTTATTGTACTCATTGTCTTTGTTTGATTTATTCCATACAACATCCAATTGATATTATCAAAATACTGTGTGAATCCGACGATGTTATTCGATATAATTTTGTTTGAGTCTGAACTCATTATTTCATATTAGAATATTTTATTTCTGGGAATTAAACAATCCAGGGTATTTATCGTATAATCTGAAAATCGCCCTCTCCTTCATCTTGGCTTCAACTTCTAGATCGATCGATATTTTATACTCTTCAATAATATCAAACAAATCATCTGGAATATACTTTACATAATCACTATGGTGTCCCGTTTTACCGTCTCCCTGCTCACTAACATGCATAAGAACATTTCTGTCTTTCCAACTCTCGATAATCTCAGGCGCCAGATCTCGGATTGACTCTTGTTTCACCTCAGAATGAAGTTGACTCCAACACTCGTAATGATGAAAATCAAAAACAACTGGAATCTTACATTCTTCTGAAATAGTTAAACAGTCTCTTGTACTATACTGCCGTTCACAATTCTCAATAACTAATCGATCTTTTACCTTTCTTGGAAGATCATCAAACTGTTCAATCCATCTCCTGATAGTAGACTCTTTATCCCCGTAAGTTCCTCCTCCATGAACAATAAGAACCCCGTTCGAATCTATACCCATAGAATCCAGGATATCTGCGTGATGCGAGAGGTCTTTCACTGTTGATTCATATACAGTCTTAGTGTTAGCTCCAACCTGGTTGTATTGTCCTGGATGCATTACTATACGGTGTTTTAGAGAGTTTGCTAGATCTCCAGCTCTCTTTAAATCGTCAATAGCAAAGTCGATATCATACGGCTCAGTCTCCTTATCTGTAAAATGAGGAAAAATATCGCTACTGAGTCTCAAACATCGGATTCCGTTATCTCTATTCCATTCAATAAGTTTGTAGATGTCTTTAACATTTTGCAACCCTCTCTCCTTAGCTAAGTCCACAGTAAAATTCTTTCTGATGCAGGTCCGGCTACAAAACACAGGAGGCTTTTGTGTTCTTAAAACAGTGTTTATACAGCATAAACCAAGGCTAATCTTTCCTCGAATATCATCCCATTCATGTTCAAACTCGATTATCGACATTTATGTAATATTGAACGTTGGTATATGGTAGAGTAATTGATAATACTAATAGATAGTATTATCAATTTTTGAGTTAGATTAATTTACAATTTCTTCTCACTCATTAATCGATCGTCTCCTATTCACTTCATAGTTATAATCCTACTCATAGAATCCATAATCCGCTTATGATCCACCTTTCTTCCAACACCACCTCCGTTACCATCCTCCTCCCCACAATACCATTTGTTGAAAGCAAAAGTTCTAGTGAGCTTGTGTAGTCTCAACAACTTGCAGTTACGAATGAACCGAGTGATCTTCTCACTTGCCATATTCTCAACTACTCTTTTTACATTTGGATTATAAATAGGGGTATTACCTGAATTATTTCTCGATTTCAAATCTGCACCTGCGTCGATAAGAGCTCGTATCACTCCATGATTTTCCGCATAATGAAGAGGAGTAAATCCGACATTGTCTCTCGCGTTCACATCTGCTCCTGCTTCAATTAATACTCTCACTACACCTTCATGTTCGTTACAATGAAGAGCTGTAAACTTATCATCTTCGGATTTAAAGTTTACATCTGCTCCCGCATCAATCATGAATTTTACAGTTTCAATATCATCTTGGTGAGCGAGAGGATTGCTCCCATCAATTCCTGGGGCATTCACGTCCGCTCCTGCTTCAATAAATACTGACGCAAGTTCTTTGGATATTGAATCGTGAAGAACAGTATCATCTGAAAAATTTCTAGCATTTACATCTGCTCCCGCTTCAAGTAACAATTTCACAATAGAAATATCTTTATGATAATGGAGAGGAGTATCACCATACTTAGTTCTTATATTCACATCTGCTCCCGCTTCAATCAACAATCTTATAATCTCTTCATGAGGGTATGTATGAATAAGAGATTCTTTACGTTTCCCCTTTTTCACATTTATATTTGCTCCTGCTTCAATCAACAATTTTAATAGTCTCACTGCGTCCTTAACTAATTTTGCATTCTCAAATCGTGCCCATAATCTTAATTTTTTAGGAGGGTGAGACATGTAGTTCAAAGAGTATGAGTATAAAAAAGTAATATTCCACACTTATTATACAAAAAACTCATTTTTCACTCGATTTTATCTCCTCCACCTTAAGCTGTAGATCCAAGTGTTTTCTCAATCCTGTTAACTGTTTTATATTGAGATTCAGAAGTTCTAACTGTTTATGAAGATTAACAATAGTCGGTTTATCTGCCAGTTTAATACTTTTACGATAAAGATCGTGTGAAGTCGTATCAGCAATCAACATTACACTTTCCCGTTCTACGATACTATCCCCTATCGACAAGATATTTTTTATCGATTCATTAACAACTGAACTCATAGCATGGAATTTCCATAGTATATATTTCCCAGGATATTTCTTCTCATATTCCGTTCTTGCAGAGATTATTCTTATCTGCCTTAATATAGGTATCAGTTCTGGCATAAACTTTTGAGCTGAATACTCAACCCATTTCTCTTCAGCATTGGTGATAATTACAACTTTACCAAGAGACATTGCAGTAGTTAATATATTCAGAGCAGAAGACGATAACTTGTCTAGATCAATCCATAATTCTGAAATCGATTCCATTTTAGATTGTAAGTCTATTTTCATCGCGTCCATAAATGTTGTACACATTAGAGTATCGTCCCAATCGAAAATAAATAGAGTTCCTGATTTAGATATCTCCCCCATTTTTAATATATAACAATACACCTTTAGCGTATTGTTATAACAGTCCGATATCACTTATTGACAGTTTACTCTTTCTCTTTTTCCTTCCCCTTTCCCTCCTCTTTTCCATGAGATCCCCCGATATGCCCCGCACCAGCCAGAGAACGAGGATCGTCGACATCCTCCCCGTATCTTTCCTTGCGGGTCTGAGCAGCCTTCTTTCCAGCAGCAACACGGACAGGATCTTTATCTTTGTCTTTATCCTTATCCTCGTCGTCACTTTCATCCTCAAAGACCACCTTCTTAGAGTTGGATTCTGCCTTAACATTCTCTTCCTTAGTCTCGGTAATATCTTGATCCGAAATATCCACCAACGTAAGAACCCTCACACTGCAGATCCAGAAAGATAGGGAATGGCCCCAATCCTTAGGAATAGAATTAATCTTTGTGTTTAGCCATTTCTTAACATACTTCTCCTTCTTACCGTTGTCAATCTCTCTGGTTGGAACCGTGGCTTTCCAGATCGGCTCTACGACAGGATCGAACACAGCCGATTCGATATATCTCAGAGTAATACTTCCAGCCTGATCTTCCAACTGAGATTTGTTAATAATATAATGAATAGGAACTCTATCTTCCAGTAATATCTCCAGGATAAACTTATCCTTAGAAATATCGCGAATCTTAGACATCGAAATGGGAGGGGAAACTGACATTCTTGTGTGAACGTTGAGTGCTTGGTACGATTTCCTACATTTATTATGTAGGAAATCATTTTTAGTTTTGGTAAAGTTTAGAAATTATTTCTTTTAGACCCTTAATTTTAACTAATTCTCTTTGGTCGTCTCCTATCCAGTCGTCGTCTCCTACCACCTTACAAACTTCGTGTCCATGATTCGCTTGTGATCCACTTTCCTTCCTGTTCCTCCTCCGTTACCATCCTCCTCTCCACAGTACCACTTGTTGAAAGCGAAAGTTCTTGTGAGTTTATGTAGTCGCAACCACTTACAGTGTCGAATGAATCTTGTGATCTTCTCACTAGCCATATTCTCTACCACCCTTTTTACAGTTTTGGTTCTAAGAGGCGTCCATAACCAATCGTTTCTCACGTTCACGTCCGCTCCTGCTTCAATTAATAATCTCACTGATCCTTCATTGGTTTGATAATGAAGAGGAGTATTATTGTACATATCTCTCGCGTTACAATCTGATCCTGCATCAATCAATAACCTCACAGATCCTTCATCTCTTTGATAATGAAGAGGTGTACTACCACACATATCTCTTGCGTTTACATTTGCTCCTTTCTCGATAAACTTTCTCACTTCCTGTTCTTTTAGAGTTTCTAAAAGAGACATAACGGTACTGATAGTGAAAGGAAGAGTGTAAATGATTAGTAGATTTTAAATATAGTTATTTAAAATCATTTTTCGTATAATCTCCTTTGTAATTAATCTATCTTATCCTTTTCATCTACTCAAACTTCCGAGCTTCATCGACGATCTGTTTCATCTTATCGAATGTTTTTTTAGTGAACTCATACGTCTTGTTGCGAAGAATGTTTTTCACAACCCATGCATTCTCAGCAGTTACAACGATCCCATTGAGCTCATCCATAATCTCCTTCTCTTCAGTCTCTAATTTCTCCCTCTCGAGGCGTTCATATTGTCTCACAAGGACTGATACGATTGATTTCCTCCTCGACACAGAGCTTAATATTCTTTGTGTATTTGTAGTTATCGACCACTTCCAGAAGTTCTTTCAGAAACAGAAGATGAGGGTTTTCGATATCCTCCTTCATCTTCTTCTCAACCATCTCAATCTTCCAGGGGAACTCGTGATCTCTGGGATCATCGTGTTTGTAGAACAGTTTTTCCATAACCGATTCGTTAATTTCACTCAACCCGATACGGAGATATTCTTTGGAGTGTTCGTTGTTGAGAAGATACTCGCACAGTTCAGGATCCTTAGATCGAAGGAAGATAGTATCAAAATCAATATCAGGGTAATTACCGATTTTCTCAAACACCTTAAGAGCCTCCAGAATCTCTTGATCTTTCATCTTCTTAAAGAGGTCATCGGTTGAGTATTCCCTCTCAAGAAGGATATCCTTAAGAATGCGCTCAGTAACAGAGAGATTCTCGTCACCGGTGACCTCCTTCTCTTCTTCCTTTTCGACTGTAACAATACACTCCCCAAATTCATGTCTGTATTTATCACTATACCATCCAGATGTGAGTTTCTTTGAGATATACTTAACGATTTGTTTTTTCTTCTCAGATTCACTTTCCTCATCCTTCTTAGGATCTGTCATCTTCCACAGAACATCGATGACATTCTCTCGAGAATCCTTTTTCTCGAGAGTAGAGATAATGAATTTTACAATTTTCTTCCCTGAGTTCTTAGTGTAAAACAGATTATTCTCTGAGAATCTGAACTTCTTGGACTGATCAAAAATGGTGGTGGTGATAATAAACATCGACATCGAGTGAATACGAGAGGAGTGAATACGAGAGGAGTGAATACGAGATGAGTGAATACGAGATGAGTGAATACGAGAGGAGGTGAGGTGATATTCTGGGTACTAGTTTAATGAAAATCATTTTTTCATTAAATATATGGTCTTCTCATCCTACTTCGTCTCATTTCATTCGTCCACCTACCTCACAAAATTCGTATCCATGATCCGCTTATGATCCACCTTTCTTCCAGTACCTCCTCCCTTACCATCCTCCTCTCCACAGTACCACTTGTTGAAAGCGAAAGTTTTAGTGAGCTTATGCAACCGCAACCACTTGCAGTTACGGACAAATCTTGTAATCTTCTCACTAGCCATATCCTCAACTACATATCTTAATATTGGATTATATTCAAGAGGTGTTTCATTATCATCGTTTCTCACATTTACATCTGCTCCTGCATTGATTAGTAATCTCAAGACCCCTTCCTCTTCTTGGCGATGAAGAGGTGTGTCTCCCCAATGGTTTCTCACATTTACATTCGCTCCTGTCTCAATAAATAATCTCACAATACTCTCGTTTTTAATATAATGAAGAGGTGTATTATCCAACTTATTCTTCACATCCACATCTGCTCCTGCCTCAATCAATAGTCTCACCACTACCTCATCGGTTTGATAATGAAGAGGTGTATGTCCAATATCATTTCTCATATTTACATCTTCTGATTCAATCAACTCTCTTACTTCCGATTCAGTCAGGGGTTTGAAAAAAGACATAATGAAAGGATGTTACACGAGACGACTAACGGTAGTGAAAGGAGAGTAGTTTTAAATACCGGTTTGTATTTAAAATCATTTTTCAGTCTTCAGTTACCATTTAGAAGTATAAGATGTCTTGTTTTCTATAGTATAAGCAGCTACAGTACAGTTTGTATCGATATCTATACTATCCTTTTCTATATAACTTTGAACGATAATAGTATTGATATACTGAGTTAGATATTTTTCTTTTTCTAAATAAGGTAGATTATCGTCCGGTAACACTACACCATCAACAGAT